AAAACCCTCGTAGTTCCACTCCATAGGTATAAATAAAGAATATAAACCAGACTTTGTTTGACCGTTTTTATTTCTTTTCGTGGCATCAGAAGAGTAATATAATTTCTTAAAGTTTTCTCCTCCCTTGTCTAAAGCATTTGATGTTGATCCCATCATGCACTTACCTATGATTCTAGCACCTAAACGTAAACACGTTTTTGTTACTCGCCAGTTATTTAATATATTATCTGGCCTTTCCCACTTTCCACTTTCATCGTGTACTAGTAGTTTTAATTTTTCTCCGTCATAGGAGTTGTCCCCTGTGTTTTTCCAGTCGATTGTTGTGTCGAGACCCTCGAGTAGTTCTTGGTCTTGCTTGTTTTGGATCGATTTTCTTGTAAGCCTCGAGGCCGGTATTCTGTAGGCCAATTCGGTCTTTGGTCGGTCCATACCGTCTTGTATCGGTTTGAAAAAGAACGGATAATTGACAGATATGGGTACGACTTTATCCGTGAACATTTTCTTCGCATCGGAGCCAGATTTGGACAATATCCCAAACCGTGCATCACTTGATATTGTGGCCATGTTGACCGTCTCTCCTGAAGCCATAAACGAAAAACCTGAACGTCTGTTCTTGAGATAAGACATGCCGTAACACCTTCTGTCTGCTTTACAAGCTTCCCAGAATAGGTAGAATAATCTGTTAGCTTCCCTGAATTCGGGGTTGCCAACGTCAATCTTAGACCACTGCAAGTACATAAAGTGAGTGCCAGTAATGTAAGTAGCCACGCCTTTATTATTGAACCAATGGCCTTCTTCTCTGCGTTTAAATTGTTCATCTATATATGGTTCCCATTTATTTTGAAATTCTTCAGGGTATTCTCTCCACTCGAATACACTCTGTATTTGCTTTAACTCTTTAGGATATTCTTCTACGGTCCATTTATCTGTAGATTTGTTTATTTTAGAAGGCGTTTTTGGAAGCGCGATTCTTAATCCCTGTATTTCGTATATATCACCTATTTGACCTGTTTTACTTATAACTACAATATCGTTTTCTTTATTGTAACCATAATCCCATTTTTTAGATTTATTTAATCTAGAAATAGTAGTAAGCTTTACGGGTTCAACTATTTTATATAAAGTTTGCTCGTACATTATTTAGATCTTTTTTCAGCAAATCCACTAAATGATTTTTTAGCTACTTCTTCTTTAGGCTTGTTATCGAGCATGTCTTGCTCTTCTTTTATTCTGTTTAATATTTCGAAAGCGTCAAATATAGCTAACTTCTTTGTAGCAGCAGCGTTTTTAAGTCTGTCTGCTGATATATCGTCATCTGAATCAACAATAGCTTCTTTAGCTACTTTGATCAACTCCTCAACTGCCTTGTGTCCAGCTTGGATTATATTCGACTTCGTTTCCTTGATATTCATATTTAATTTTAATTTGATTGGTTGGTACTCTATAGAGTCTTTCTTTTTCAATAAAAAACTCGTATTCCATACCTACTTTAAAAGAAACTAATGTTCCTTTATCTACGCTTCCATCTGTGTATTTAACAATACCAAGACCTGGTTTTTCAAAATCTGTAGAAAACATTTTATCTTCTTTTATAGGTTTTATAAAACAAAAACCTTTTTCAGACTTCCACTTGCCATTTGACTTATAAGCATATATTTGATCTGGTTGAGCAAAGTACTTGTCTTCTTCAAAGTAGCTTTTGCTATTTTTTTCATTACCTCTAACATCATAAAACCTTCTAAACACGTTGTGATGCAGTATAACCTCGTCTCCTTCTTTTATACTAGTTTCGCTTAACATAGGCGTGGCTAAGATTATACCGTGCCTACTTACATAGTTATGGTTTTGTAATTCAGTATTTAACAACAACTCATTGTTATCAATTTTAACCAAAGACGTTGATCTTCCGCTTTTAGGCTTTACTATAAAATTATAAATTGACTTCATTAATAATGTAAATCATATTCTACAGCTATTGCCATATTTTTATTGAAGTCTTTCCAGGATAAGGTTTCTTTGTTTTTTTCTATATATATAGAGTACTTATTTTCTTCCTCTAATATACTAGTTATAATATGACCGCCATACACTTCCTGTCCAACAGAATAGTGCATAGCGTCATTTTTATAATCTCTTCCAATACTAATCTTTCGTATCAGCTTCATTTTCTATTTTTTCAAAAGATCCGTCATTTATGTTGATGGTTATATCTCCATACTCTTCTCTTAATCCATCTTGAAATTTTTGTAAATCTTCTTTAACCTTTCTTGCCCCGTGTAGTATTTGGTGTTTTTCAATCTCTAATTCACCTAATTTTAGTTGATGCTGGTTAAAATTTTTAACTAAATCCTGTAATTCAGTTAACTCTTCTTTTTTAATTTCTTGCACTTTTTTCATTTTATTAAATTTAATTATTATTTATAAGTTTATTATTACGTGTAAACTTAATTATTTACTCCCCTATTGTCATTGTTACAGAAGTAGGGTTTATTAATTCTTGTATTTGATTAGCAATACCATTCTCTATACTTGCCACGGTTTCTTCTCCCATGGCTTCTTTTGTCCACTCAACTACTATTTCGTTAGTTAAGTCTTCAAATGGTATAAAGGTACTGCCTTCGCTTAATGGTACAATTTGAGTGCCTATTGCTGTGGATGAATAATCCCCGTCAACCCCTGTTACATTCCAGTGTACATTATACACTACATCTGTCTGCCCTTCTTCTTGAGGGTGTACATCTACTGTTTTACAATTCCAATCGTAAGTTACTGCCATTTTTATTTATTTTCTAATGTTTGTATTCTTGTTTCTAGTTGTTCTATTTTTGATATAGCTTCTTGAAGAGCTGCTGTTAATAAAGGTACTATTTTAGCTTGATCTATTCCTTGGTACGCAGGCTTGTTGTTTTCATCAACCGCATCTTTTTCACCTGAAACAGCCTCTGGTATTACTTCAGCCACTTCGTGAGCTATAAAACCATCTACTTTATAATCGCTTGGTCCTTCTTTCCAACTAAACCTATTAGGTTTTAATTTATTTAATCTATCTAGTGCGTCGTTTATAGGGGTAATATTTTCTTTAAGCCTATAATCCGAGGTTGTGTTATATTGAACGCCATACATATTCATGCTTATATAACCCCTAACAGAATCATTAGATCTTATAAATTCAATCATACGACCTGGCGAGCTAGGTAGATACGTTGTAGATTTTATTCTCATTAGCTGAGAAGATGTTGTTGAGGTAGTTCCTTTTATGTAAAGCTTAGAAGAAGGACCAGTTTCTCCAATACCAACGTTACCCGCAGTGGTTACTGTAAGTCTCGTTCCTGATGCACCAACTTGGAAGTTTCCATCTGTTCTTAGTATTCCGCTTCCACAATATATTCCGTTTGAAAAGTCTTTATCCTCGTTTATTCTCAACCAAGTATCACTATACCTAATTATTTCTTTTCCATCACCCTCTATAACACTTCCGTTGAAATATTGATCTCCACTCACTTTAATGTTACCTACAACATCAAGTTTTTCTGCTGGAGCAATAGAACCAATACCAACGTTACCGTTTTGATTTACATGAATCCTAGAATTACCTGCTGTAAATATATCTACACCAAAATATCCTGACAAGTAAGCTCCGTTACCTCCAGCCATAGTAGCTTGTAACGGCTTATGAATACCCATACCGTAATGGTTCAAATATCTGGTAGTTGAGTCATTGCCTACATAACCAAAATCTTCAGTTGCATTTAAGCCTATACCCTTAGCTTCGTTAGCAGTTGTTCCTGCTCCTGGTATTTGAAGAAGCTTATCTGACCTCAATATATCCGTAAATCTACCGGTTCCAGAAACATCTAGTTTATAACTAGGAGTGTTATCGTTAATACCGACGTTGCCTTGTGGGTCAATAAGCATTCTACTAATGAAATCTGTATATGGAGAGTTATGGTCTAATGTATCAAAAGACATACTAGGTCTTACTCCGTAGTAATTTTGTTTAACAGTTATTCTAGCTTGTTCTTTTCTATTACTACCGTTGTTACCTACTCCGAAGGATATACCTGTACCATCACCAAACGAATTAGAACCTGGTGGCATTACATCAACTTTTAACGGATAAGCAGTTGTACCATTAGCTATAGCTTGTTCTATGTGAGTCTTCGCTGTTGGATTAGTCGTTCCAATACCAACTCTTCTATCGTCAGTTATTGTCATTATATTAGTACCAAACCCATTAAATTTTAAAGTACTCCCATCACCAGTTATTTCCATTTGACTACTTAGCCCATTGATATCTCCTATCTTAAACGTAGTAGCTGCATCTGGTTTTATTTGTAAGTAAGCATCTTGATCTTCATCAACTTGAAAGAGAAGAGTATCACCTTGACCACCGGTAACTTGTAACTTATAAGATGGACTAGTCGTTCCAATTCCAACGTTGCCACCAAGCGGTTGAAGGTTTAGGTTGTATAAGGTTGTATTCCCATCTGCTCTTTGATTTTGAATAAAACTCCATCCGCTACCTGAAACACCCATATTGATGCCGTAGGTTTTATTTGTGTTAGAAACAAAAAGTCCTCCAGTTGCAGTTCCTGCCGTAGGAGTGTCGCTCCCATTTGCACTAGCCACGTGGAGTCTTGTCTTTGGGTCAGTCGTGTTAATACCAACATTGCCTGAGGAGTTGACTCTAACACTCTCACCACCATTTGTTTGTGTTTGTATTCTAAAATTGTTAGCTGATCTTATTATTGTATTCCCAAAATTATCTCCATATAAAAAATTGCTAGTATTTTGAAGATACAAATACGAAAAGGTTGCATTTTTTAGCAGCACATGACCTGCAACTTCAAGCCCTTTCGTTGGATTAGTCGTTCCAATACCAACATTGCCGCCGTTTAATATGGTCATTTTTGTATCTGAAAACTGAACGTTTCCAGTATCAGGTGCAGAGTCTAAAGCAAAGTGCATGTCACTTCTTCCAAAACTACCCGCTGCATTTCTAGCTATAATAGCCGCTTTTTCATAATTGGTTTCAGAAGCAATAGTGCTAAACTTTAAAGTAGCCTCTGTTCCAAGGGCACTATTGTAAGCTAGTATTTTTACACCAGTATTAGAAGTTCCATTTCTAACAACAAGTTTTTCACTTGGGCTAGTTGTTCCAATACCTACTCTATTGTTAGAGCTGCAATGTAAGGTTGTAGTTTGGTTTGCAGAAATAGAAATACTTGAGCTATTGCCTGATATAAAAGCCTGATCTCCTAAACCGTCAATATCACCAATTGAAAAATGTCCAATATTTGCGTTTAGTGTAAGCGTTTTATCACCGCCTAATCCATCTGAAACTTCCACATCGCCGCCTAAGTGTGTAGTACCGTCAACAGTTAGTTTTGAACCTGGATTTGTTACTCCAATACCTAATCTCTGGTTAGCATGGTCTACATACAATGGAGTCGGTACGTCATTAACACGTCCAGCGCCAAATACTTCTATAGTACCATTAGTATTATCATCTCTAATTACAACACCTACTTTTTGAATATACTTTACTCCAGTTGGTTTTGTAGTAGTAAGACCTCCTGGAGCGTCACTTACAAACACCTCGTCGCCAACCTGAAAAGCAGATGTATCAATACCTGACACCTTACCAAACATAATAGCATCACCCTCGTCGTTGTTACCGCCAGAGGCATCTAAATCCTCGTTTAGTATACCTAAAGCTGGCATTCTGCCTGCAGCATTATTGTCAGCTAAAGCAACTTCAATTAAGTTGCCGCTTGGTGGAGAGATAGATACATTTTCGCATATAACTTGACCTTTGGTCATTGCAGATAACGTAGAGTTTTTAACTCTTAAAGTAACAGACTTAGCTTTATCAGCTTCTCCCGCTACAACGTCACCTTGGTCTATCCACTCGACGCCAGCTACGCCGTTTCCGTTTACTCCTAGTGAAGAAAGTATTTTCCCATCGGTTCCAGCTGAACCAGCTGAATCTTCAATACCAGCTTGAGACTCTATGTTACTTTTAAACTTCATAAATTAAATTTTATTTTTATTGTTACC